AATGAAATTTTTTCGGTCCTTGCGAGAAAATTTTGATTGGGCTATGCTCCCTCTATGAACACAGACCTACGTGATGCCCTCGCCAAATCGATTTGCGCTTTTGCGCCATCGGGCTTCCTGACAGGGGATCCGTGTAAGGCGTTGTGTTCATATTGTATCGAGCAAGCCGACGGTTTGATGGAGGTTATCAATGAGTATGGATACAGGCGTGAACAATCAGTTGCAGAGCTTCGTGGATCGGATCGAGAGGCTGGAGGCGGAGAAGGCCGCGATCTCTGTAGACATCCGGGATGTGTATGCCGAAACCAAGAGTAACGGCTTTGATGTAAAAATTATCAAGAAAATCATCGCTATGCGTAAGAAGGATGGCGCCGAGCTTCGGGAGGAGCAGGCGTTGATTGCGACGTACATGGATGCGTTGGGGATGCTGGCGGGGACGCCTCTTGGTGATGCGGCTATGAATAAGGATTTGGGGCGATGAGTGGTTTTGAACTTATTAGGGCCGATAGGCTGAAGGATTGTCCAGAAGAAATCAACACTCTGGAGAAGGCGATTAGGGAGATCGTGCGTTATAGAACGGAGCTAGAACGTATTTACATAATTGCACTAGACGAAAATGTCGTGGAGGGTTTGTATACGAAAAAGCAGATGCAGGATCTTTTATTGCATTGCGGTTATATCGCGAGAGATAGCCTTGGAATCTATCGTTAAATGAGTATTAAACCCAAGCCGTTATCAGCCGGACGTTTTAAAAGGCGCCGGCTGATAACAATGAGCGGCGCAGCACAAGCCGCAAGGTCACCTAAACCGGTTTCACTGGTTAAGCTAAAGTGTTTGGAGAAGGACGATGGCAAAGCAGGCAAAGACTAAGGAGGGACCGTATCGTCCTACGGGTCGGCCTTCGTCCTACACGAAAGAAATGGGTGATCTCATTTGTGAGGGTATCGCTGAAGGTGAAGCTTTGCATCGTTTGTGTGCGCGCGATGGGTATCCGGGCGAGCGGACGGTGTATCAGTGGCTTGAAAAGGATGAAATCTTCGCGCAGCAATACGCGTATGCGCGCGCGAGGCAGCAGGATCGATATGCCGACGAAGTCGTCACGATTGCCGCTGACAAGAGCATTGAGGTTGACCGTGCCCGCGTTATGATTGACGCTCGCAAGTGGCTGGCAAGTAAGCTGGCGCCTAAAAAGTACGGCGACAGGACGCAGACCGAGATTACCGGTGCGAACGGTGGGCCGGTTAAGATCGAGACGAGCGTGCTTGATGTTAGTACGCTTGATGTCGAGGAACTAGAGGCTCTCGAAAAGGCGCTTACGGCAACGATCAAGAAGTGACGGGCTCAAATGAACGACTTGACCGACGTTATCAAAATGTACCTGAAGCTCATTGAAGATGAGCGGCGACGTATCCGTTTGTTTGGGGTGTAATGGGAACCGTCAATCTACCCAAAAAAGTTGACGTGCAAGGGACTCTCGACGCAATCGAAAAGCGTCTGTGCGAGTCGTCCCTTCACGAGTTCATTAAACGGGCTTGGCACGTTGTCGAGCCGGGCTCGCCATATATCGATAATTGGCACATCCCATTTATTACTGAACACTTAGAAGCGATCACGGACGATCACGTCTTGGACGACGGGTCGCCGTATAATCGGCTCTTGATTAACGTCCCGCCGGGGCCGGGGTGGGTTGAGAACCTTGTCATGACAGACAAGGGTCGTGTCCGTTTGGGTGACATAAGGCCCGGCGACATGGTTCTTACCCATCGTGGTAGGTATCGGAATGTTAGTGCTTGCTATTTAAAAGGTGAACTCGATACGCTCATTGTAAAAACGCGGAGCGGGCGCGAAATGGTCCTTACGCATGACCATAACGTCTTGACGCCTGACGGGTGGGTTGAAGCTCGCCATCTGACCGTTGGCTCTACTCTTGCTACCGTAACACCGGAAGCGGGATTGGCCAACAACCTCATTACACCGGAAGAAGCGCGTTTTCTCGGGTATCTGATTGGAGACGGTTCGATCACGCAAGCAACGGTCTCCTTCACCAATTACGATGCCGATACTGTTGAGGATTTCGAAAGATGCGCAGCCTCTCTTGGCTTTGGGACCAAACGTTCCAACCATGGCGTTGTCCGTGTTCACGGCGGAAAGAAGGTTCACGATTGGCTTGAAAGCCATGGGTTATTTCGCGCGTCTTCATATGAGAAGCATATTCCTGATGCTGTCTTATGTTCGGGAAATAGCATCATCAAGAATTTCATCGGAGCCTATTGGTCCTGTGACGGAATGTTCGATGTTCGTCCGACGAAGACTAGGGGGTCCAGTTATCGCGCGTCGGCCACGACGGTTAGTAGACGCCTTGCAGATGACTTGCTTCACGCCTTGACGCGCGTCGGGATACGGTCTGTTCTCCGCCCAAAGTCACGCTCGCTAAATACGGTAGCGCAGCCCGGAGGTATATATCGGTCATACAATATCGAAGTGTATGCCGAAGAGGATACTGCCCGTTTCATTGATATGCCGGGCCTTTCAATCCGCAAAAACACTTTGGCGAAAATGTGCGCGCGTCGTCGATTTGACAGTGTCCTGAACGAAGACTTGGTCGTTGATATTCTACCCGGGGGGGTGCGTGAGTGCATGTGCATATCGGTGGATGAAGACCATTCGCTTACGTGGTCCGACATTGCCGTTCACAACACCATGAAGTCCATGGTCATCAACATCTTCTGGCCCGCGTGGGAGTGGGGGCCATGCAATCAGCCGCATCATCGATATATCTGCGCCGCGCATCAACAGGGACTCGCCATCCGCGATTCGACAAAGATGCGGCGCCTCGTGACAAGCGATTGGTATCAGAAGCACTGGGGTGATCGCGTTCAGCTTACTGGTGATCAGAACGCGAAGTGCTTGCTGCGTGGAACACAAATACAGATGGCCGATGGTTCGCTGAGGGCCATTGAAGAGGTTAATCCGGGTGAGAGGGTCTTGTCCTATGACCTGACGAGTAACGAGGTCGTGAGCGACAAAATTGTGCATGTTTGGTCGAATGGGAATAAGCCCGCCCGCAAGATCTGGCTGTCTGACGGAACTGCCGTCACGATGACGCTTAACCACCGCATGTTTGGGTGGGATAAGTTCGTTTATTGCGAAGATATGAAAGTCGGAGACCCGATCTCCGTCATTGAAAAAACGCCTCAACAATTTGAGGACGTGCCCCTTGATGATGCGTTCTTGCTCGCTCTGTGGCTGGCCGAAGGGGCCAAAATGAACTCAAGCTATATGTTTGCAAGCATTTCGCCAAACATACTTGAGCGTGTCAATGAGATTGCCGACAAAAACGATTGGGTCGTAAAGAAGTACGGTGATTGCTCATACACTGTTACGCGCCGGGGTAAGATCGGCGTGTCGCCCCTAGATATTCTGAAAAAGTATCTTGGCGAAGAAAAAACTTATGGGTCGCGGTCGAAAATGATTCGCCCTTCGATTGATAAAATTCGAATCCCCGATGCTATCTTCAGGGCTAACGAACAGGCCGTGTTTGAGTTTGTCGGGACGTATATCGCTTGCGATGGTTGCGTCATAAACGGAAAAAACCACGGACTTCAAATCACTTCGGTCAGTGAGCGAATGGTCCGAGACTTTGTGGCATTGCTGAAAAGATTTGGCGTAGCCTCGACAGTTGGGTCGGCACGAGCATTCAATAGCGTCGATGGCGTTCGGAAGCCCGGAAGAATCGCATGGCGCCTTGGTATTTTCTCTCGTGAGGACTATTCCAAACTTTCATCCATGTATCTTTATGATAAGGACGAAAACTTTCGTTCTTTGCTTGATTGGGCGGCGCAACCAAAACGGCATACCGGGTCTCGGTGCCCGACTATTCCGCCGAATAAAATGTGTCAGACCCGTTGGTCTACAAAGAAAACCATTTCAGATCTGTGCTCTGAAGCTCAGAACAATGAACTGTTTTCGCGAATCAACAACGGGCTGAGCTGGAGAAGGATTGTAAAGATTGAGGAGATTGAAGACTGTGAGACATGGCATCTTGAGACACAGAAAACGCACTTGTTTTTCGCTGAAGGTGTTTTGAGCCACAACACCAAATTTGAGAACACTGCAACAGGCTTCCGCGAAGCTATCGCGGCCGGATCCATTACGGGCTCGCGCGGCTCGCGCGTGCTAATTGACGATCCTTTAAGCGTCGAGAGTGCCAATTCTGACGCTATGCGCGCCTCGACGCTTGAATGGTTTACTGAAGCCGTGCCGACTCGCCTCAACAGTCCGAAGTACTCGGCTATCGTCGTCATCATGCAGCGCCTGCACGAGGAAGACGTGTCAGGCGTGATCTTGGACCGTAAAGGGTTCAAGGGCACGTACGATCACATTTGCCTGCCGATGCGATACGAGAAGTGGCGCGATGGCATTCCGACCAAGCTCGGCTACACAGACCCTCGCACTGAAGAAGGGGAACTTCTATTCCCTGGCCGCTTCCCGCCCGAGGTTGTAGACGACCTTGAAGGAAAGCTAGGCCCCTACGCCACTGCTGGCCAGCATCAGCAGGCCCCAACGCCCCGAGGCGGCGGTATCATCAAAGATAGCTGGTGGATGCCGTGGGACGCGCCCGAGTTCCCCGAGCTTGAATTTATCGTGGCGGGCCTAGACACGGCTTACTCGACAGCAGCCGATACGAAGGGCGACTATTCGGCTTTGGCCATTTGGGGCGTTTTCTCCGGGGATCCGAAGGCGAGATCGACCATTGGCGTAGATCGTTATGGAAAGAAGTTTGATAACTTCGTGAGCACAACCTATTCGGATGATCTTACGGGCATCCCGAAGGTCATCCTGATGGGCGCTTGGGCTGAGCGGTTGGATATTCACGAGTTAACAAACAAGGTCGCAGCCGACTGTAAACGCTTCAAAGTTGATAAGCTTCTGATTGAGAATAAGGCGGCTGGACACAGCGTGGCGCAGGAAATGCGCCGTCTATTCGCTCACGAAGACTTCGCAGTTCAAATGTATGATCCCAAGAGTATCGATAAACTTGGGCGTCTTTATAGCGTGCAACACTTGTTCTCCGAGGGTATGATCTATGCGCCCGATAAGGAGTGGGCTGAGGCGTTGATCCGTCAAGTCTCAACATTCCCCCGTGGTAAGCACGACGACCTCGTTGACGTTACGAGTATGCCCCTTCGCCATCTCCGCGACCTTGGGCTTCTGACGCGTAGCCCCGAGCGCATTGCCGAGATAAATGAAGATAAGCAGCATCGGGGTAAGCCTCCCGCGCCGCTCTATGGAGTTTGATATGGGCCAATGGTATGTCAATGGATACGAGAACGGTGCCCTAGGCTCTGTTCAGGAAACGCGGCAAAAGGCTAAAGTAGAAGCCGCCGCTTCTCTAGCAGCATTCGGACTCCGGCGTGTCGTGATGTTTGTTGTAAGGGCCAAGGAAGGGAAATGAACGACTTCATGTTGATCTTGACGCTTAGCGTCGCAGCCATGTGGTTCGCTTTGTTTCTTTGGCTTTCCAATCAGTGAGAAAAAAGATGAGCCTTCGTTGCGATAGCTGCAAGTTCTATCACGAGCTAGACAAAAAAGAAGAATTTGGTCAGTGCCGAAAATATGCGCCGAAAGCGCATCCGGTCAGCCAAGATGAGCTTGAAGAGAACTTGATTGCCGTTATTTGGCCGGTTATTGGAGCGGATGAATGGTGCGGTGAGTTTCAGCGCAAGTTTCAGGGGTGAGGGAAATGAATCTTCCTAAGTACGTTACGTTACAAGAACTCAATGGCCGACGCGGCTCTGAGACAGAATTTGACCCTATTCCTCCGACCAGCCCGTGGTGGAGAGTCATCCTTGACCGCATCTTTCCGGATAAGGTTGCGTCTTTGCGCGAAGAAAATTTGCGACTAACTACTCGGCTTTTGACCGTTACAGACACCGCCACGGATTCTGGTCGAATTGGTCTTAAGCTTCTTGCTGAAAACGAACAGCTCAGGAATAAAAAGGCTTTTAGTATGGAGGACGGAGAGGCAGAAGCTAGGAGAGATCAAAAACTTATTGATTTGAACAAAAAAAATAAACAGCTTAATCGTGATTTGGAAATCATGACGGAACGCTATAATAAGCTTGCCGAAGACGTTAATGGTTGGATTACTATTTTCGGGGGGAAAGAATGATTCCAGCGAATGCAACTGTTGATGTAGATCGTGAGCCCGCTCCGGGCATCCTCGGTCACTTTAAGGTCGAAGTCTGGGGCCGCGAGCCCCACGACTATGTGCGGCGCTATTCTATTCAGGCAAAATCTGATACTCTCGCGGCACAGGAGGCGCTTCAGCGCTTCTCAGACGAGATCGAGCGGCTTTTAGCCGGCGATGAGAAGGACTGAACATGGCCGGCCTCGCCCCACAGAACATTCGTCTTCCCGATCCGACTGAGGAAACGGGTCAGCTAGACGGAACGGATGTGAGGGTCGAGACTGACGACGGCGGCGATCAGCCCGAGTTTGATGAAGACGGCGCAATCATCAAGATCGAGCATGACGACGGGTCCGTCACTGTCAGTCTTGACGATAATCCGATTGAACCGGGCCAGAGCCGCAAGAAACTGAATTGGTTTGATAATCTTGTCGAGGACGTATCTCCTGACGAGCTGAGCCGTATCGCTGACGATCTTCTTCGGGGGATCAAGAACGATCTCGACAGCCGCAAGGACTGGATTGAAGAGCGCGCCCTCGGCATCAAGTTGCTGGGCTTCAAGATCGAGATTCCCGGTCTTCAGGGTGCGTCCGATGGCGCTCCCGTCGAGGGAATGTCAAAGGTCCGCCACCCGCTTCTTCAGGAGGCGGTTCTTCGTTTTCAGGCCAATGCTCGGTCAGAGCTTCTTCCGACCGATGGTCCCGTCAAGATTCGCAACGACGACAACAACGCCGATCTTAAGGAAGATCAGCTTGCGAACGCCCTAGAGCGCGATCTTAACCATTATCTGACAACGACCGCCTCCGAGTATTATCCCGATACCGACCGGATGCTGTTGATGCTCGGATTCGGTGGAACGGCGTTCAAGAAGGTCTACTACTGCCCGCTTCGGAACCGTCCGGTTTCCGAGACGGTTGATGCTGACGATTTGATTGTCAACAATAGCGCTACCGATTTGCGAAATGCTCGCCGCATCACGCATCGCACGTTCATGCGGCCCTCGACAGTTAAGCGGCTTCAGATTCTCGGCGTCTACCGCGATATTGATCTTTCTCAGGCCCTTGCGCCCGATCTGGACGCGGTGCAGCGGGAGAAAAACTCTCAGCAGGGCATTAGCCCCGATAATTTTGATCCGGAGGACCGGGACCGCGAGATTTACGAGTGCTATTGTGAACTTGACTTGAAAGGTTTTGAGCACAAGCACAAGGGTAAGGAAAGCGGCCTCGAAATCCCGTACCGCGTCACCATTGACGTGTCGTCCAAGCAAATTCTGTCTGTCGTTAGGAACTACGACGAAGACGACGCCGATCTTCCCGAAGCGCGCGTCAGCTTCGTCAAATATACGTTTGTTCCGGGCCTAGGTTTCTACGATCTCGGCCTTCTCAATATCTTGGGCAACACCACAAACGCCTTGACGGCTGCTTGGCGCGAAATGCTCGACTCGGGCATGTATGCCAATTTCCCCGGCTTCCTTATGGCCGATACTGGTGGGCGCCAGAATACCAACATCTTCCGCGTTCCGCCCGGTGGCGGCGCACTTGTGAAGACAGGTGGGATGCCGATCAATCAGGCTATCATGCCCCTTCCCTATAAGGACGTTGGGCCGGGCCTGATGCAGCTTGCCGATAACATGGCCCAGACGGGTATGCGCATTGGCGGCACGTCTGAGGCTCAGGTTGGTGAGGGTCGGGCCGACGCGCCGGTTGGCACTACACTAGCCATGATCGAGCAGGCCACGAAGGTTATGAACGCGGTGCATAAACGTATGCACGCCGCGCAGGCCGAGGAATTCAAGCTTCTTGTCGATTGCTTCAAGGAGCATCCCGAAAGCTTCTGGCAACGCAACAGAAAGCCGGCTTATCAGTGGGATGAACAGTCGTTCCTTCAGGCGTTGAACGATTGCGATCTCACGCCGCAGGCCGATCCGAACACGTCTTCGCATGGTCAGCGCGTCATGAAGATCATGGCTCTTAAGCAGCTTCAGTCTGCTAATCCGGCCCTTTATGATCCGATTGCTATTGATACGGCGGCGCTTCAGGCAATCGGATGGAGTAACCCGCAGCAGTTTATGGTCCCGCTCGGCTCTTTGAATCAGAAGCTTTCGCCTGAGCAGCAGGCTGCGATGGCCAAGATTCAGATCGATAAGCAAGACGCCGATGCCAAAATGATTACGGCTAAGGCCAAAGAAGCCGAGGCACAGGCAAAGATTCAGGCGGGGGCCTTTGCGCCTAAGCACGAGGCGCCGGCTGCGTCCGGTCAGTCCGAGCAGGATCCGGCTAAGATGGCCACGGCTCAGGCGCGCGTGATGGACGCGCAGACCAAGGCTAAAGAGCTGGCCGTGCGGTTGCAGTCGCAGCACATGGACGACCAGCAGCGCACTGCCGACCGCGAGAGTAAACAACAGCTTGAACGCATGGAAATTTTCAAAGACCATATGTCAGACCAGATGGATCTTGAAAAGGAACGCCTCGCCGCTCAGGCGCACATTTCCACTCGGGGTGT